CCACCGCCTGCCTGGCGGCCATCGTCGTCTCGCAGATGGTCAACGTCTTCGTCTGTCGCCATCCGCGGGAATCGGCGCTGCGTTTTTCGCTGACCGAAAACCCGCTCCTGCTGCTTGGCCTGGCGGTCGAGCTCGGGCTTTTGCTGCTGATCGTCTATACGCCGCCGGGCAACCGGATTTTCGCAACCCAGGCTTTCGATTCCGGCGTCTGGGCGGTTCTGGTCCTGCTCGCGCTGGGTTTCGGCGTACTGGAAGAGTTGCGTAAATATGTTGTGCGCCGAGGTTCGCGAAGCCCCTGAAAGCCGCGCCAGCACTTGCGCCACGCTTCTGGTTGGCGGCCGCAGCGTACGCTCCCGGAAGCCCGAAGTAGGAAGGCGGAAAATATTTTTCCGTGTTGCAGGAATTAAATTGCCGTGTTGCAGGAATTATTTTTCCGCCAAAGTATGTGCGACACGTTTAGCAAAGGGTAACAACATTGCGCAACAATAAAGCGAGATTGTTTTTTTCGCCTATCGATGGCTACACGGGAATAAAAACGATGGATCATGAGATTCCAAGCCGTCTTGACGGTCCGGGAAGCCGCCCGTGGCGAGCTTCGGAAACCTGCTGGGGATGCGCTCATCAACGCCCGGGTAAAGTCTGCGCCGCCTTCCCGGCGGGAATTCCCGATGCATTGTGGAACGCTTACCGTGGTCACCGCGTGCCTTATCCCGGTGACAATGGAGTCCAGTACCAGGTTCATGAAGGCCCGGAATGGACGGCTGAAATTCCCGACTTTCTGCTCAAGAAGCCAGTACAGCCATGAGCCACCAAAAAGAAAGGGCCGGTCGGTTTCCCGATCGGCCTTAGGACGGTTGTTGTGGTCCATGCCCCGCCTACGCTAGCACCCCACCCTGACAGCCGGCTATTGGTCGTAGGCCCAGCCGGTTTCGCGCATCCATGAACGAAGTATAGGCATGGATTCCCGCGCCATCAAGCTTACTGCAAGCCGGTCACTGGTTTGACATCAGCTCGACGACGTCATCTTGTGCGCGTCGAGGATATCCAAGAATTTCCGTACGTCGTTTTCCGGTCCGAACAAGCTGCTTTTCTGGCTACCGGAGATCAACTCAACACGATGGGTTTTTACCGCGCCGTCAGTCGTTGCACCTCTTTTTGCACCAATCGCATTATCCACCGCCAGGCTGATCAGCGCCTTAAGCGACATCTCATTGGATACCGCGCCGCGCGCTGTACGCGCTGCGAGCATCTTGTTTAGATTGGTATTTGCCGTTTCGACTACCGCATCAACCTCTTCTTCCGAAGCGCCACGGCCACGCGCCAGCTTTTTGAAGTCGATTCCGGTGGTCTGTGAACCGCCGGCAGCTTGCCGAACGTTGAGATTGGACAGCTTGTTGTCAGTGGTATCGGCGGCCGATCCGACGCCCTGCAGCGACTTGGCCAGCTTATCGTAACTGCCTGCCGCTCGCTCGGCGCCGGCGGCTGAATCATCGGTAACGGCTGTCAGTTGGCGTAACCGTTCGGCAGTCACATCGGCAATATCGGCCTCGACCTGTTTGACCTTTGCGGCGGCTTCCTGGGCATCCAGCTCAGCTTTTTTTGCCGTGGTCAATTGGTCGCTGGCTTCCAGCTCGGCACGCCTGGCTTTGACCAGTATCAGCGCCGAATCAGCCTCAGCCCGTTTTGCCTTGGCAGTCAGCGCCGCTAGCTCGATTTCCATCTGCTTGATCTGCAACAGCGCATCAGCCGCGAGCTGCTCATCGCCCATGGCCTTGGCGACGTCGTGGATCGACTGCATGCGGGCGATTTCGAGGCGGATGCCGGCCTGCTCGATGGCGATGGCCGATTGCTTGGCGGCAGCATTCGCCTGGATCGCAACCACCTGATCGGCCAAGGCGTCACGATAGAGCTTGGCAGCTTGTCCAGCTAAGAGCTCTGCATCCTCAAGTTGCCGGGTAACGTCGACGCCCTCTTTCTTTTTCGCGCGCAGTGCTTCTACCGCCTGCGTCGCCTGCTCATAAGCCGCTTTCAGCTCGCCAAGCCGCTTGCTGTTGTCGCCGTAGGCTGCTGCCTCCGCCACTGCTGCCGCAGCCGCTACCGAAGAGCTACGTGCCTGCCCTTCGGCCTTGTCGGCATCTGCCTGGCGTGCGTCAACCGTCTTCTTCAGCTCATCGATGACTTTCTGCTGCGCCTCCGTCGCCTGACCCTTGGCGTCGACCTCGCGCTGCAGCGCTTCCAGATGCCCCTTGTACGTCGCCAGTTCCTCGCGGCGGCGCTCGGCAAGTTGTGAGGTGGCAATGGCATCGTTGCGGGTCGCCTCGATCTTGGCCTCGCGTTTATCGATTTCAGTACCGAAGGCCTTGGCCAGTTCGACCGCAGCCGCGCCCTCAGCCTTGCGCGCCTCGGCGTTGGCCACGGCCTGCTTGGTGGCCTTTTCGGTCGTTTCCTCAAGCTCGCCGAAGGCCACGTTCAACTTGGTCCAGCCGGGGGCGGCATTGGCTGCCGCCGCGCCGGCCTGGGCAGTTGCTGCGGCCAGTTTCTGCTGCCCCTCGGCGCCGGATTCTGTCTTGCGGTTTGCCGCGTCCAGCTTTTTCTGAATATCGTCGGCTGCCTCGACGACGGCATTCTTGTAATTGGTAATCGAGTCGATCGGATGACGAGGATCAAACGAAAAGATGGCGCCGAAGGTAATACCGATGATTTTTCCGAGCAGCACGAAGCCACCGGTCAAGCCCCGAACGGCAATAGCCACCTGCCCCAGAAAGGCCACGGTTGCAGCCCAGGCACCGGTATCCGCAATGACTTTAAGGGTGTCGGTAACCGAATTCTGCAGGCGAGCCCATGACTGGGATGCCGTATCCGCCTGCTCGCCGGCTTTCCCGGTTGATTGATAGAGTTTGTCGAGCCCGGCAGCCAGCGCCGGGAACAGTTCTTCCGCCGTCATCCGGCCGCTGTCGACCAGCTTGATCAGTTGTGCCTGGGTGATACCTAAACCCTTTGCCACCGCATCGAGCGCACCCGGCAGACGGTCGCCGAGTTGGCCGCGTAATTCTTCCATCTGCACGACGCCCTTGCTGGCCATCTGCGACAGTGCATTCAGCGCGCCCTGCGTATCGGCAGCGCTCTTGCCGGCGACGCTCATGGCGTGTGAGACAGATTCGAAAACCGCCCGCGTCGCCGCCCCTTCGGCAGCTGTATTCTTGGTTGACGCCAGCAGGTCGGCATAGGATTTGGCAGTGGAAATCTGCTCGATGCCGAGCCGGTTGGCTACGCCTCTCGCGTATTCCATCTCGCGGGATGCGGCTGCTACCGACCCCGTTACGGCCCGGAAAGTCCGCTCCGAATTCTCCAGTTCGACATTGACCCGGACGAACTCGCGCGCCAGCGCCACCCCGGAAAACGCAACACCGAGCTGGGCCATGAGGCCAAGCATGTTGCCGGCTCTGAGGCTGACGTGATCGACGGCGCCGGCGGTACCGCTCAGTTCGCCGGTGAGTTGCTTGATCCGTGCCTGGCCGGCCGCAAAGGCCCGGTCAAACTCTTGGCCGCTGATGTCGGCACGCGTCGCCAGCGTGAGCAGCGAGCGGTTGACCTGCTGGATATCCTGCTCGATCTGCTTTGCCGAACGGATGCCGAGCGAATCGAAGGCGGCGTTGAGCGAGGCCGTGGTAGCGGCTGTTTTGTGCTCGGCCGCTTCAAAGGAGGCCATGCCGGATTTCAGCGCATCGAAATCGGTGGTCAGCTTTTTGGTGGCGGCGTCGAGCGCCAGCTTTTTCTCGGCCAGGTTGCCTGTTGAAATGCCGGTTTTTTCGGCTTCGAGATTGAGCTTGACCAGCGTTCCCTTGCTGGTCTCCAAGGCTGAATTGGCTTGCTTGGCAGCATTCTCGGTCGCTCTGAGCCGCCTTTCGAGGTCGCTGAGCAGCGAATTGTCGGCACCCGAAGAATAGGCCTCGGACAGCGTTGCCTGGATTTTTCTGACTTCGGCATTCGCTTCCGTTACCCGGAGTTTGTACTGGTCAACCGAGGCAATCGCGCTTTCAAGAATCTTGACGCGGGCGCTCGCTTCGGCCAGTTCCTTGGTCTCGGTCTGGAGGCGTTCCAGCTCGCCGGACAGCTCTTTGGCTCTGAGCGATCCGCCTTCCAGCAGCTTGACTTTGTCGCTATCGTCTTTGAGATCGGAGAGCCCTTGGCGCACCTCGCCGACCGCGCCTTTCGCCCCCTTGGCGTCGCCCTCGATCTTCAGCCCGACTGAAACCGTTCTGTCGCTCATGCTCTTTTCTTCTGCTTGGGGTTATCGTTCGCTGATTGCGGTGCCGACACTCCTGGTGCGACCAGCGACCCGGCCCGGAGGCCGGGTTGCGATCACATCACCAGGTCTTTCAGGCCGGCGATGGCGGGTTGCTGTGCGCCAAGCCAACCGACGTGGCGCAGATACCAGCTTCCGGGGCGCGGGTTGCCGGGGTGCTGCGGGTGGTAGAAGCTGGCGCTGCGTTTCTTGAAGCGGCCGGCCTTGACCATCTCGGCGAAGGCCGGTTCCACCTGACCCGTTTGCATCAGCAAGCGGCCGTCGTCGGATGCGGTTAGCCCCTTGACCCAGCCATAGGCCGGATGGTTGTTGGCCGGATGCCCCACGACCAGGGGCGCTTCGCGGAGTGACGGCGTATAGGCGGCGGCCATGCTGCGGATGTCCGACGCCGAGAAGCTCAATGCCTGGCCATCGTCCGAGATATGCTGACCAGCGCGAAATATCTCAACCAGCTGGTTATTGATGGCGTTCGCTGCGGACTGGCCGATCAGCACGGGAGAGGCCTCGCTGAAAGAGACCATCTGTTCATCTCCCGCTGAGAAACTGCAGACCACGCCAATCGCCTCGGAATAGCTGACGTTGTGCGCCCTGGCATAGGCCGTGGCTCGTGCATCAAGTACCGCATCGGTATTCGTTCCAGCCGGTACCGCGCTGGAGCTGCTGACATCGGCGAAGCTGCAGACTACCCCAATCGCCTCGGAATAGCTGACGTTGTGCGCCCTGGCGTAGGCCGTGGCTCGCGCATCAAGTACCGCATCGGTATCCGCTCCAGCAGTTACCGCGCTGGAGCCGCTGACGTCGGCGAAGCTGCAGACCACGCCAATTGCCTCGGAATAGCTGACGTTGTTCGCTTGTGCGTAGGCCTTGGCTTTGGCATCCAGCGCCGCATCGGAATTCGCGCTATCCACCCCAGCGCGTGCCGCTGTTGGAAGCTGCTTGCCTGCCAGCACGATAGGAATCAATTCCGCCACCGCCTTGACGGCTTCGGCGTAGCTCACATTGAACTTCTTGGCGTAGGACAAGGCGTTTTCGTGGAGTTGGGCATCGGTCAGCATGGCAAGCCTCTACGCGAATTCGAATTCGATACCCAGCGCCTTGATGCGTTCGACCTCAGCGTTGAAAAAGGGCATGGTTTCACCGTGACCCGAGAGCTTGAAAATCAGGCCGGGGTTATGGAACAGCGTCTTTCCCTGGAAAGCGGGCAGGTTAAAAGCCGGCAGCACCATCTCGCTGCCATGGGGGCGCAGCCAGGGATGGCCAAGCGGTCCAAGTAGGGCCGCAATGCCCTCAAGGCGCTTGTAGTCATCGATCAGCGCGGTGGCCTTGGGCAGGAAGTCCTGGGCGATTCGCTCGGCTTCGGCCAGCAGATACTTTTTGACAAGATTGCCGGTCGAGCTCTTCAGGGCGTCCAGGGCGGCGGCCTGATCCTGAACTTTGCGCTGTACGCCGGAAATGGTCTTCTGGCAGAGCGCAATCGCGGGATCGATTTCCGCCTTCTTCGCCCTGGCGTCGGCGATGGTCTTATCCAGCGCCTCGGCAGCAGCCGGTTCGGCGCCGCCGGTGGCGATTTCGGCCAGCAGGTCTTCGTGCTGTTGTTCGAGCGCCGCTATTTCGGGCAATTGCCCCTGGAGATCGGCCAGCGTGCTTTCTTGCTGGCTGACGATCCCTTGCAACGTTTCCAGTTGTTGTTTGGCGGCGTCAATGGCTGCCTGGTGCTGGAGGAGCGCATCCTGTTCCGGTAAGTTGCCATTTTTCTTGCTCATGGTGAAAGGTCCTTTTCTGAAAATAAAATTGATGCGGTTGCGTCTCTCAAGACGCCGCGCCCTGCGCTTCGAGCGCTGGCGTGACAATCTTGAAAACGGTGTAGCGGGGGATGACATTGACCAAAAACTGCATGTCCGACGCCACGCAAAGGGCGTAGCCCAGACGCCCGAAGGGGCGATTGAACGGTCCATAAACCTGCGACTCGGCGAGACCGATGGATGCGGCCAGCGCCCGGATCAGCTTTTCTCCGGCGCAGGCCTCGGGCACCCAGGGCGCCGCGATCAACTCCATGGCGCCGCCGAACGACTCATGAATACCGAGGGCGTACCCGCAACGGGTGGCCGCCGCTGAGATCGCCGGGAACAAGGCGATACGAGCGTCGCCTGGATTCATCGTGCCCCCTTTCTGACGCGCCTGATTTCCAACTTGACCGCGTTTACAATCTGATAAATCCGCATGTCGGAGAGATTGTGCTTGCGGGCCAGTTCACGCATGTTCTTGCCGTTGAATTCTGCGAAAATCTCGCGGTCGCGCTGGCTCCGTTTGCGCACCATGCCCTTGGGCAAATAGAACGAAGTGCCACCGTGATCTAGGCTGACTCGATCAAGCAGGGCTACGGCAATGGTAGCCAAGCGCTCCAAGCTGAGCGCTTCCTGCAATTCCGAATCCTCGATCAGGGCCAGGTACATCGAAGTAGCCACGGCGCGCAGCTCCTGGTTGATATCTTCCGGCAAGAGGTTTTCCAAGAAGCCCAGCGTCTCGGCCGTAATGTGCGCGAGATCAGCCATGAGAATCGACCTCCGGTGGCGTGCTAGTGAAACTGTCCATACGGCTTTACATAAATACTTTAGTGACCGGCGAATCATCACCATTGCCACCAGCGGGCAATAACTAAAGGGCTTTGCTTTTTCGTAAGGTGGAATTGGTGGGGCTAACATCTACAGTCAGTTGCCCTATGAATGCCCCGAAAACCGTGCACAAACGTGCACATATCGATTGGGCCGTCGCCGGCAATATGCCGGCCTACCCGAGGCCAAAAAAAACGCCAGAATCGCTTCTGGCGTTTGTTGGGTCGAGATGGATTAGCAGCTTGGCGGCAGGGGGGGATATTGCCGATTGCTGCTGAACTGAGCAAACAAAACGTGCTTGCGCTTTGCGCACGGCACGGCTTCGATAGCGGACAAACGAAAAACCCCCGCTTGGCGCTTTGCCTGCGGGGGTGTGATTGGAGTGATACGCCGTCAAGTCTGACCGCCGTCGCCGTTCAAGCATTCTGGCTTCCCGCCGCTGGCGACGGCGTTCCAGGTTGCCTGGATGCTGCCTCGCCCGGCAATCAGTGCGGCGGCCGGCTGGCGTTTTTGCGAAGGGCCGGATTCCTTCCCTGTAGCCATTGCCACGTCATCGTGCTGGTCCGCTCATGGCGATACAAAAACGCGCCGTGCCGCCTGGAAAACTCCACCAGGTTGCCAAGCGCCGCACCAACCTCCGGCGACGAATGGGCGAAGCAAAGCAAATTGGTCGCGATGCTGCTGATCTTCCCCATGTCTTCTTTTGAAAGCATGTCGCGCTCTTTGGACAGTTCATCGACCAACTCTAGCCAGACCGACTCAGGCAAGGATTCAGACTTCTCGAATACCCGCTTTCTAATCTGTCTAGCTAACATCTCCATATCGTCACAGAGCGCGTTATGCTCGGAGAGCAAGTTGGCCGCCACTGTGGCCAGCGTTCCCGGATGAATGGCTTTTGCAACCGACCCTGGCTCAGACTCCTGTTCCATCAGCACAACCCGCAATGCGCCGATCTGACTAGCCAACTGATCCATCATGTCCCAGACGACCCCGTGCAACACATCAAGCTGCGAGAAGTTCTGGCTGAGCGTCGGCTTGTCGTTCGGCGGCAGCGGCGATGCCTCCACTGCATTTCCGGGATCGATGCAGCCGCTGAACGGCGCAGTAGTTTCCGATGGCTCGCCGGCCAGCAGATCGGCACTGACCTCACCGAAAACCGTACCAACTGCTTCGGCATAGCTCATGTCATGCGCCTTGGCATAGGCCTTCGCCTGCGTATCCAAGATAGCCCGCAGTTCCGCCTGGTTGCTCGGTTCCAGCTGGCTGGCGGATGGTGCCGCCGGGGCATGCCCGGCCAGCAGATCGGGGCTGTGCTCGAAGCCGTTGACGGGCGCCGAGGTTGCCGCAGCATTGCCGAGCAGCTCGGTTGTGCTCGGATCGTAGGTCAGGATGGGGTTCCTGGCCGTCTCGCTGATTTCGATCCTGGTGACACCAAGGATCGTCTGCAACTGGCTGACAGTGGCCGGTTCCTGCTGGTGGCCGGGCAGGTAACCCTTCACCTCGGCATTGGCTGCCAAGTCCGTGAAGTCGGCGGCCGACAACGTCAGCTTGTTTGGATGTTGGCCAGTCCTCTTAGAAATCACCGCTGCGTGCGTGTAAATATCGGTGACCGGCGTATCTGTGGCACTGAGCAGTTCAGCAAACGGCCTGGGGTTTCTAACAAGGTCACCTGGCTGTAAAGGTTGTGTCATGCGGTCGACAACCGCCGGAGTCTTGTTTTTAGGCATGGTGGCGTACCTCTTCAAGGGTGACGGCAGCCCAGGCGGTGCCGGTGAATTTGTGGGCCAGACGGCCGGCGACATCCAGTGCGCTGTGCTGGCTGGCATAGCGGGCGGCGCGCTCGATCTGGTGGTTGACGATTGCGCCGGTGGCGTTCAGGTGGACGGCGTAGCGCCCTTGCAGTCGGTTGAAGGCATCCGCCGTGCAATAGACCAGGAATACCGGCGTGGGGCGGTTGCAATCAAGCATAGTTGGCCTCCCGTTCGGCGATTTCGACGCGGTTGAGGGTGTCGACCGCAGCAGCCTTGGCGGCGCTGTAGAG